TTTGCCACCATACGGTTATTCAAGCATTTGCTGCGGCATTTGATCCATGTTCCCGAATCTACGACACCCTCATGAGGCGCCAAAACCAACGTTGCGCTGTCAAGACTTGTTGTTTTCGCTCCATTTCCATTCCCCGAATAGAGATATGCACCATTGATTCCAATAAAATCGGATAAATCGTTTTCGACCGTGGCGCCCTGTGCCTTATAAAATTCGTAAAGGCGATGATCCGCTCGCACATAAGCGGGGTTTACAACGATATTTCTTATTCCGGATCGTGTGTAATCTTTCCCATCTTTTCGTTTAATACCATGCGCCGTTAAGTACTTGACCACATCCCCCAAAGACACTTGCGGCTGGGCATACAGCTCATATACCAAGCGAACAATTTTAAGTTCTTCCGGAATGGCTGCATACATTTTCGTCTTTTTTCCTTCTATCAACGTTCCTTCCAACTGAAAACCAAAAGGCACCACTCCACCCATGTAAAAACCGCGCCGACTTCGAGATAGATACGCATCAACTACTCTTTGCTGTATGGTTTCACGTTCAAGCTGCGCAAAAACCATCACTGTCATAAGCATCGCCTTTCCAACTGGAGTACCTGTATCAAACTTTTCTGTTGTACTTGAAAAATCCACGTTGTACTTCTGAAAGGCTTCAATCATAGTCGCAAAGTCTAAAGTAGAACGGCTAATTCTATCCAGCCGATATACAATAACCCGACGAATCTTTCCTGCTTGAATCTCCGCCATCATCCTTTGGAAATCTGGCCGATCAGTATTTTTTCCACTATAGCCCTTATCAATAAAGATTTGCGGAGGACCGCTTATCACCTCAGCCTTACATCGTTCAATCTGGCTCTCAATGGATATGCTGTCCGCTCTGTCGACTGATTGTCTTGCATAAATCGCATCTGCGCCATAGCACATAACATACGTTCGCTCCCTTCTTCTCTGAGAAGTAGAGCCGCTACCCTATGTTATAGGTGGTAGCGGCTCTGATGCTTCAGGGTGTTAACTGACTGCATACTTGCAGAAAATATCAAAGAGTTTTGCTTCCACATCCTTCTTGATTTTTTCTTGCTCAGCCCATGTTCGATAGGCTGGAGCCCAATTCTCGACCACGAGGTTTTTTCCCAAATAAAGCCTTTCACACGTCTCCGTACTGTATGCGCTCACCACTCAAAACACCTCCCAAAAATCCAAGGAATTCAAGCCCAATCCCTCTCGCTGGGTGAACAAACCTGTAGGTTCGTCAATGATGTGTTACACATTAGGGAAAGCGAATAGTACCTGTTTAGGAGAGCGCCAGTTAAGAGGACGCATAGGGAAATCGTTGTATTTGCGTTGATGAACGGCTAACTGTTTCTCAAAATCTTCAAATGAGTAAAACTTGTGATCGGCATAAAAATACTCGTTGTCCTTTCGGTGACTGCGTTCTACCTTGCCATTGTGTCTCGGAGTAAATGCACGGATCTTCTTGTGCCGGATACCGAGCTGTGTCAGTGTTTTCTCGAATAAGGTAAGAGGCTTTTTCTTGCTGTTTCCCATCTCGTTTGTGAATTCAAAGCCGTTATCCGTCTGTACACACTCAATGGCATACGGGAATTTCTCAACGACATGCTTGAGAAATTGCGTGGAGGAATACGTGCTGTGTTCCCGAAACGCCTCTAAATACCGAAATCGGCTGTATTCATCGATGAAAGTGTATTGATAAAACTTTTCTTCTGCCACACCCCCTACCAGACAAGCACTTGGAACGAATTTCACATCAATCTGAACACGTTGACCGGGATATTGCATCTGCTCATACGGCTTTGGAATATACTTGGGATTTGGCAGTTTGACCGGCTTACCGTCGATACGGCACAGCAGCTTGTGCAGACCGGAAATAGAGCGTGTATAGCCGCACTGCCTCAGCTTCACCCAAAAGACAACCAAACCCGCATGCGGGTTTCGGCGGCGCATATTTTTCACGAGGGAAATTTCTTCCTCTGTATGCTGATTCGGATGGCTGTGGGGACGGTGAGAACCATCTGCCAGAGAACGCACCGTTCCGTCGTACTTTTTGCGCCAGCGGTAGATATTTTGGCGGCTGGTTTTGTAGCGGATTGCCGCTGTGGTTACACCGTGATTCAAAGAATATTCAATTACTGCTTGCTTAAACCGCATGTCTTGTGTTATCTTATTCATAGCGAATAGGGTGACCTGCCTTTCGGTTTTGTCTCGCAACTCAACCTTAACACAGGTTAGCTCTATTCGCTACTTTTATTTTCCCTTTTTGTCACACATCATTGTAACACATACATTTTAAAACGGGTTTTTCGCGTTTTTAGATTGATTATTTGAAAATGCTTTGTTATACTAAAAAACAGGGAAATCGAAAGGAGACGGGCAGCAAGTGGATTTGTATCAGTATTTCGCAAAAGAATTAGACTGTTTTGAATCCGATCTTCGATACAGAAGCTATATCTCCTGGCCCGCCGCCTCTGTACGGCACTGTAAGGTGGCAGCGGACGACGCGCAGGCCTGGAGCGAATTTTTAACGTACGTTTTCGGCGTCCCGCTGGATTTCAGCACCGTGGACGCGGCCAAACTTTATCTTTTGAAGCACCGCTGCCTGCCCGACGACCTTTAAATAAAAACACCGCCGCCCCGGACAAATGTCCGGGGCGCTTTGCATCAGGTATGGGCGCACACTTCTGCTTCTGTGTAAAAAATGCGGAGGGACCGTCCGCGCACCGGCACCGGCATTTCCCGCTTTGGAAAGGCCCGCTGCTTTGCCTCCGCCCGCGGGCAGCCGCCCAGTACCGGCCGCCCCAACCGCCGGCAGAGAAATTCCCGTTCCGCAGGGCCTTCGCTTTTCCGCGTACCGTCCGGCGGCATTTTTTCGCCCCGACACGCGACGTAAAAGCCGCTGCTTCTCCCCGTCCGCCGAATTTTCACGGCCCCATTGGAAAGACGGCCGGGCAGGTGTACCAGACCACGATATCCGACAGCGGAATTTCTTTTGCAGGCATCACGCCTGAAAGCCCGGGTACAGTCGGGAACATCACGGACGGCAGCGGATGCGGGACGGCGTCCATCGCGGAGGCATGCCGGCGCGTGCGCGCACCCATCAAGTTGACGGAATACGGCGCGCACGCCATCGGATCCTCGAAAAAGGTATGGGGCAGCTTTGCAGGGGAGCCCGGAAGCAAGACCGTGTCGCCGCGCGGGAAAGACGTCCATTCCCAATACGGTTTACAACAGCCGTCGAGCCATAGCAGCGGCTTCCCGCGGTGCGGGCACAGGCACGCCGCACTGTGCCCGGGTCTGCTCCGGCCGGTTTGCGGGTCGTGCAGCGGCGGGCTCCGCTTTTGTTTCAGGGCAGGCCGCCGCAAATCCCGGCGGGATCTCCGGGAAACCGGCGGCAAGGAATGCTCATTTTTTCCGCCGGCGGCTTTCCGGACACGCCTTCCTGGCCGCCGTTTGCATCGGCTACCAGCGTTTCTGCGCCGCCTGGGCCGCCGCCTGCTGCAAGGCAAGAATCTGCTGTGCATAGGCGTTGTCCAGATTCTGCAGCGTATCATACTTGTTTTGCAGAATTTCGGCGCTGCCGTTGGCGAGGGCCTGCTCCAATTGCATCTGGTATGCCATTTTTTGCTGCTCGGCCGCCGAAAGCTGGCTGTTGTAGCTCTGCAGCGCCGAAGATCGATTGCTGTTCAAGGTGTCAAGCAGCGCTGCAAGGCTTTCGTTGCGCCCGCGGTCAATCGTGTTTCGGTTGTTCCCGTAGGAATTGTACATGCCCGCCAGCGCACTTTCCGACATGCCCCCCGTCAGCCCCTGCGCCGCCAGCGCCTGGGGAAGGTCACGCTTGCTCATCATATAGTTGATATACGCCTGCTGCTGGGCGCTGTCGGCGTTCTGGTTCACCCCGCGCGCACCGCTGTCATAGCTGGCCTGCAGCTGTGCCAAAGCATCGTTGTAGTTCTGCTGAAGCAAATTGCTGCGGTTTGCATATGCCTCGTTCAGATATCCCATGTTTTTGTCATAGGCGGCCTGCGCCGCCTGCTGTTTTTGCCGGGCCAGCTCTTCGGCCCGGCGGGCGGCTGCGTCCTGCTGTGCCTGCACCTGTGCCAGCAGGGCGGCGTAATGATTTGCCGTAGAAGAGGCTGAACCACCTCCACCGCCACCGGGATCAGTATTTTGTTTATTTTCCGTTTTTTGACCGTAGCTGTAGGCAAAAGCGCCTTCTGGCGTCCATGAAGAAAAATCTCCGCCGTACTTATCAGAAAGTTGCGCTCTCTGAAAATCCAATATATCGTTTTTTGTTGGAGTGAGTTCCCATGCTGGTTTTCGATTCCAAGGGTTAGTAGGAAACAGCTTTTCTTTTTGTTTTTCCCACCAATTCGTAACATTTGGCCCAACCGTTGAATTTCCCATAAGTGTCTTTTAACTCCCTTCCCAAATGACCCGCCCGGGCTTTCTCCGGGCGGGCTTTTTCGTTTCATCGCTCCGCCTGCGCCGCGCCCAGCGCCTGCAGCTTCTTCACAAGGTCGCTCACATAATTCGCGCCGCGGCTGGCAAAGACGCCGGTAAGCGCAACGCCCAGCCACGCCGCGTTGAAGCTCACGCCCAGCGCGGCGTAAAAATCCGCCCCGGCGCTGAAGCACAACGATACGCCCAGCGCCACGGCTCCCGCCTGCGTGGCGGCGGTTTTCCACTGCTTTTCAAGAATCGCTTTGCCGAAGGTCTTGGCGTATTCCACCAGCGCCTCCACCGTTACGGCCATCATAAGTACAAGTACGGTCCTGTTCATTGCCGTTTTCCCTCCATCCATTTTTCCAGATCGCTGATGCGGTGGTTCGCCACCTTGATCTGTTCCTCCACAACGGGCATGCGCCGGGCAAAGCCGTTGTGCTCCCGCACCTCCCGCGTCAGCTCGTCCAGCTTTGTGTCCGTCACGGCCTGCGCTGTGGTGATCTTGTTCTCTGTTCGCCGGGCGGCCGCCGTATTGGTAATTACCACGCCAACCAGGGACAGCACGCCCGTGATGAGCGCGACGATGATGCTCTCCATCGCTCCTACACCCCCGGCGCGGCGCCGGATGCCTCCGTGCGCTGCGCGTACGCGCCCGCCTGCCGCCCGTCCCTTTGCGCGCGCTGCCCGGCCGCATCACCGCCCTGCGCCACGCAGGCCGCGAACGCGTCGCCCGGGGAAAGCGTCACCAACCGGCAGCGGTCGGCCAGCACGGCGGCGTAACGCTGCACTCCCGCCACGAAGATGCGAACCCAGCTGTATCCGCCGGAGCTGCCCACCTCGGCCTGCACCGGGTAGCACACGCCCTCGGTCAGCTTTCCGCCGTTATAGTGCTTGTCCACCGCATTCACATCGGGCGCGGTGAACACCTCACATTTGCCGCTCGTCACTTCCAGAAACTTCATGTCGCTGTCCTCCGTTTCGTCGATTGCTTCACCGTATGTACCCACGGCGTTGGGGTGCCCGGTGTATGCCGTTGGGTCAAGCCCCGCCCCGGCGGCTGTGGCCCGCACCTCGAAATGGCAGTGTGCAAAGGGCGGGCTTGCCAGCGCCGCGTTGCCCGTGCTGCCCATCACCGCCAGCGCGTCGCCGCTTTCCACCCGCTGGCCCACGGATACCAGATTCCGCGCGTTGTGGCAGAAATACAGGCAGTTCACCGTGTCCGGCGTCTGGCCCGCGTCCAGCTCCACGCACACGTACCAGCCCCATTCCCACGTTTTGCTGCCCGTGGACCTGTCCACCTTGCGGGCCGTAATGACCCGCCCGGAAATGCTTTTGCCCTTGTAATCGGGCATCCGGATGGTGGTGCTGTCCAGCCCCTCCTCGTCGCTGCCGCCATGCCAGCCCTTGCCGTTGTTCCGGGTATAGCCCCACCGGCTGTACCCGTACCGCACCCGCACGCGGCCCTTAAAAATTGCCATGCGCCATGCCTCCTTTACAGCCCCAGCGCGGCAAGCTGCTGTTCGATGTAGGTGCGCTGCTCCAGCTCGGCCACAAGGTGCATTTCTTCAACGACCTGCCCGGTGGCAATGTCTGTTTTGCTCACGCGCTTTTTGCCAATGCTCGCCACAAGGCAATAGTGCTGGTACACCGTATCAAACACAATTTTCGTGTTGTCCTCGTCCGTCGTTTTTGTCAATCGGATTTTCGCCGTCGCGGCCTCATCCATAAAAGCGGCCTCGAACTCGGCCGCCGTCATGGCATCCTCTGCCATGTGGATTTCCATACGGCTGCGGGCGTTCGGGCTGCCGCTGGGGTATACTGTTGTATCTTCCAACAGTTCATATTCATTTCCGTTTTTCAGTGTGACTTTCAGCATTCTGTGTACCTCCTAAAAATTGCATTTCAGGCTGTAAATATAGCCTGTAAAACTACGGGAATTGTTGTTTGAAAAACCCATCAGAACATAATAGCTGCCGTTATAGCCGGAAGTGTTCAACGTCACGCTGGTCGCTTGCTGGTTGCCCAGCACACGGACTGCAGCAACGTATGAGTTGTCCGCGTTGATCGTAGGCCACGCGCTGAGCAGATAGATGTTGAAAGCTGAATAGGTTTCGGTAGGGTCGAATTTATTGATACTCGCCGTCAGTGATGAAACCGCCGACAGATCGACAGGCCAGTTTGTGATGACGCTGCCGCCGCCCAGATAGCTTCCGGTACACGTCACTGAAATATTTCCGGTGTTGAAAACAGGCTTCGTGCCCGTCTGGTTGCGGTAATAAGTATCGGTATTCAGAAAATAAGCGGCGCGGGCATCCCAGCCCCCGGTAAATCCGGAACACTGATCTCCATTGTTGTACAGGTACTCCGGCGCGCGCTTCCATACCTGCGTGTTTCCGTGTTTCACTACAGATAACGACGTGCCGTTATAGATCACATTCCCGCTCTGCGGCACTGTGACATTGTTGAAAACCAAAGCCATGCCCTCACCGCCTCACGAATAGTTGATTGTCAGCGTGGTGCCGGACAGGCTCATTGATATATTGCTGGCCCGCCGTGCATTGGAAAGCCTGCCGTCGTTGCCCTGGCACACGGTGCCCGCCGCTGAACCAAAGTTCTTGTTGAAGGCGTTGTTTTTCGTGAAGGCGGGCTCGGCCCCCACCTGGCCGGGCGTAAGCTGTACCGTCCTGTCGGCCGACCCGTCAAATTCAGCCATCTGCTGCCCGGCGTTGTTTTGGAGGATGAACTTTTTAGCCACCCGGTCCGCCGCTGCCGCCCGGTCCACCACGCCGTCGCCGTCCGCGTCATAGGTGGAAAACCGCTTCTTGATCTTCCCGAACAGCACGGTCAGCTCTTCCCCCGTCTGGATATCCGCATCCTGCTCCGCCTCGGTAAAAGACGCCGTTACGTTGGAGCCGTCCCCGTTGCGCGGCAAAAGCGGCTGCTGCTCGTTTCCGGGGTCATAGATGCTTTTCGCCATGTCGCCCGCGCCCAGCTCCACCACCTTCGCGCTGATGGCCGCGTCCGTCTCAGCCTTGGAATAGGCCCCCGCCTGCGCCGCCGTCACCCCGTGGGGGTTGTCCGCGCGGTCCGTGTGCGCTTTTACAAGGTCCCGCAGTCCGTTCAGCACCGCCTGCAGCTTTCCCGCCGGCGCGGCCGTCACCCCCTCGGGCGCCGCGGCGCCGATGTCGGCGGCCGCCGTTTCGGCCTCCAGCTGGCCGGCAAGCTCGTTGAACGCGGGCGCAAGCACCTCCCGCGGCAGCTCGTCCATAATGCGCTGCATCTCGGCGGTGGAAACGCCGGGCGTGTCCGGCCGCCCCACGTTCCCCTTGCCCAGCATATCCCCTTCTGTAATTTTTCGAAACGCCATAAGCTCCTCCTTTTCTCAGGCCCGGTAATACCCGGTCTCCACAAATTCAATGCCGATGCTGTCCAGCCCGAACGGCTCGTTCAGCACGCCGTTTTCCACCTTGAACCCCGCCTTGTCCACTTTTTTCAACCGGATTTTGTCCCCCAGCGTGCGGGGCGTGTCGTCGTTGGAGTAAGTGAACTTGGAATAGATCAGATGCGCATAGGAAAAATACCGCGCCGTCACAAAATCGCTGAACAGCTCTTCCCATATGCCCGCAACGCGTCCCCACGCCCGCACGCCCGTCGCCAGCGCGCTGGCCAGCGCCACATAAAACCGGCTGAACGTTTTGTTGCGGTAAAAGGTCTTTCCACTCAAATCCGGCGTGCGCCAGCACGCGTAGATCGCCTCGCCGTTGTCGTTGTAGTTCAGCGGGTCGGACGGTTCGTTTGCAAATGCGCAGAGCCTGCCGTCCGCCGTGCCGAACCACAGCGCGCCGTCCTGCTCCCACAGCACGCGGGCCGGGATATTGGTACAGTAAAAGCCCGCATACTGGCGCGTGGAATAGGGGGCCGAGCGGTCCGTCTGCGTGGCCTGCAGCCCGTCCAGAATGTACGCGCGCCCGTTCAGGCACAGCCAGTACATGTCTTTGTAAACCAGCGCGAACGCTTCCTCCAGCCCGTTTTCCTCCAGCAGCTTCCCGTTCAGGAAGAAGCTGCGGCTCTGGCTGTATTTTTCCCCGGTAATGTCCTGCGCCGTGATGGCGTAAACGCCAAGCTTTGTCAAAAACAGCGGCTCCGTGCCCAGATATCCAAACGAATACGGCCCGATGGCTCCCTCGCCCTGCAAAATGTTCACGATGGGGAACGCGGGCTTGTTGTCCACAAGGGTTCCCTCCCGCACGATCACGTTCCGGTCGGAATCGGTGGAATCCTTGTGCGCCGCCAGCCGGGCGTTTACAATGGAATATCCCACAATGGCGCTGTCGCTCTGGCCCAGCACCGAATAGGCCTGGTCTCCCCAGTAGGTGGGGTCGTTCAATCCGCTGTACCAGTCGTAGTTGATGAGCTGCGGGCTGCCGGACAAAAACAAACGGTCCGTCGCGCCGTTCACGCCGAACTGGATGCCGATGCGGCATTTGTTGACGCGGTCCGCATAGCCCTCAACCGTGTGTGATGCGGTGATTCTCACATTGTCCTGCCCCGACACCGGGGATACGCCCGGCGCGGTGGTGAACGTGACCGTGCCCGCCGTTCGGTTCACGGTAAAGCCGCTGTTTTCCGCCATCGGCTTCCAGCTTCCGTCCGTCTGCAACAGCTCGGCCTCCACGGGCGTGCTGTCCAGCGGCACAAGGGACATTTGATAGGTCTTGTCCTCCGCCGTACCCAAAAACTGCTCCCGGTATTTCGGAGATATCAAATTGGCGTTTTCGTATTCCTCCCCGCCGCCGTTCGGCGCGCGCGCGATGGTCAGCGTGGGGATGTATGCGTCCGCGTCCACCCGCGTCACGGCCGTGCCGTCGTAGCACAGCAGCGCCTTTCCGTCCGCGATGTACAGTTTTTCGCCAAATTCCCACGAGCGGCTGCGCGCGTCGTTTGCGTCGGAATACACCACGGAATCGCCCTTGTACAGCTTTGTGCCCGCGTGTACCAGCGGGTCGTGCCCCATCAGCGCGTGATATCCGTTGATTCGCCCGTCCAGCGTCCGCTTCACCTGCCATCCCATGCGCTTGCGCACCTTCCCGGGCACGTCGCGGATCATGTTCTCGCAGTCGGGCGAGCGGTTTTCGTCCGCGTTGGCCGGGCTGTTCGTCAGGTCCGCGCCTAAAAAGGTATCAATTTTCACCTGGGACAGCGTGGGAGCCGACGCGCCCGGCATATTCGTCTGCTTAAACATTGCAGCCACCCGTCACGACCGCCGCCGGGCCGTCCGCCTGCCCCGAAAGGTTTGAAAGCTTGCCCTGATACTGCGCGTAAAAGCTCTGGAAAAACCGCTGGTCGTATTCCATGCTCTGTGTCTGCGCCGCAGCGAAAAAAATCACGGCCAACACTGCTTCATCCGGCAAATCAAACTCCGTTTCATCCGGCGCATTGTCCGGAATGTCCGCCGGATACGCCTCATAGCGCAGCGTAAACGCATCCGGCAGCTGCGAATATTTTGTGTACGGATGTGCAATACCGTCTACGATCACGTAGCGCGGTTTACAGCAGTCCTGCGGCAGCGTTTTTTCATCCTCCGCCGCGTACGTTTTTTCGCGCCAGATGGGGTAATACAACGCTACCTCTTTCTGTCCCATGTCAAAAAAACGGTCCAGTTTCCCCGTCAGGTCCGCCTTCGGCTTTGTTTCATCCAGCAGCTTCAGCACTTCGCTTTTTGCTTCACCCAATGTCATTCCTGCATCTCCCTTCTGTTTCCGTCCGCATGCCCCGGAAGGCGCGCCCCGCCCGCCGCGCGGACGTTTGTCCCGCATGGAGCAGGGCGGCGCTTGTCGGGCTTCATTCGCCCTCCATTTCGCCTGCGGCGAAACCGCGCTGGCCGGTCATCGGCCCCACCGGGGCCGCTATTTTGCCGTTCCCGTCACGGCTGCGCCGCGCCGGGGCCCCAACGGCAAAACCCCGGCGCTTGTCGCCGTTCGGCTCCATTTCGCCTGCGCGAAACCGCGCGGCCGGTCGTTGCCCCCGGCGGGGGCAACGTGCTCGCTGCCCCATTTTCGCTTTGCTCAAATGTGGCCCCGCATATTCCCGCGGGGTCTGCCGGGG